ATGTCTCTTAAATTATGGAAACTCTACACACAAAATGATTCAGGATTAGAAATTAGACCAGCAGGAGTTTCTCCAGTAAGAGATGTTTATGATTTTATTGAATTAGAAGCTTCTGAAGGATCAATAGTTTATTTAGGGATGGGAGAAAAAGATGTTAGTGATAGTCGGTTTAAAAATATACCTAAATTTGCTGAACCTAAAGGAATTACATTTGAAACAAAATTAGTACCACCACAAGCAGGGGGTGTGTCAGGAACTGAAATGAGGGGTTTTATTAAAATGAATGATAAAGCTTTATTTCAATATTCTTTACCAGAACATCTATCAGACGAACAAAAAAACGAAGCTTGGGATATAGTAACAGGTTTAAAAGAAAGTGGAGCTGACACTTCTTGGGAAGATGAGGATGGTAATAAAATAACACTACAGGATGTATTAGATCTTACTAAAAATATTCCGACTAAAAATTACCCAACAGAAAAATTAGCAAAAATAGTTTTAAATTGGGATGATAATCCTGAAGAAGTAGATAGAATATCTCAAGTAGAAATATCAAAACAATATCCTATTTTAATAATGGTAGATGAAAGTGGTAAAATCCAATGGATATTAGATGGTAATCATAGAGCCCAAAAAGCTTTAAGAGCTAAATCAGAAACAATTCCTGCTAAACTTATTAAACCTTCTAATTTAGATGCTAGAGCTAAAAAAATATTTAATTTAGAAGAAGATTTATATAACCCAGAAGATAAAGTTTTAGATTATATGAGGGGTAGTGAATGGAAAGCAGGAATGCCTGACGGTCCTAAAGATGACATACCTAGAACAAAAGATCAAATACACAACAGACAAACTAACCCACATGCTCATATGAGTGAAGCAGTATTTTCAAAAGATTGGTGGAAAACACAAATAAATGAAATGTTATCAGAAGTAAAAGCAAACACACACTTAACACATCTTGAAGAATTAGTATTAACTCAAGGACAAGATGGTTTTAATCAAGCTAAAAATTTCTTGTATGAATTAATTAAAAATTTAAAAGGACAAGACAATTCAATTAAAAACGTTTCTGTAAAGTGGGATGGTGCGCCCGCTGTTTTCACAGGTATTAATCCTGACAATGGACAATTTTTTGTAGGTACTAAGTCAGTGTTTAATAAAGAACCAAAAATTAATTATACACCTAAAGACATAGACGAAAACCATGGCCATGCAGCAGGTTTAGCTAAAAAATTAAAATTAGCATTACAATACTTACCTTCAGTGGGAATAAAGGGCATATTACAGGGGGATTTTATGTTTGATAATGATGATGTTGAAACAGAAGATATAGAAGGTATTTCTCATTATACATTTAGACCTAATACAATTAGATATGCAATTGAATCAAATTCTAAATTGGGTAAACAGATAATAGCAGCAAGAATAGGAATTATATTCCACACAACATATAATGATTTAAGTGGTGGAGGTGCTTCATTTGGGGCAGATATAAGTGGATTAAATAAATCAACAAGTGTTTGGTTTGATGATGCTTATTTTAAAGATGATACAGGTATTTTATTAAGTGAACAAGAAGAAAAATTTATATTAGAAAAAATTAATGAAGCAAATTCTATAAATGTAGATTATACTAATTTACCCTTAAAAAACTTAAATACTTATATTAATAGTGAAATAAGACAAGGTGAATTTTTAGATGATCCTTCCAAGTCTTTTGAAAGATTTAAAAATTGGTATCAACGAGCAGTAGATAAAAGCATTGAAAAAGTTTCTAGACCAGAATCAAAAGAAAGAAAAAAACAAGCAGGTGAAGAAAAACTTAGAGAATTTAATTCTCAAAAACAAGATATAATAAATATATTTAAAGTGAGTAAATTACTTTCTGAAGCAAAAGCTATATTTATAACTAAATATGATAAGGCTGTAGCTACTAAACACTTTATTGATAATGGAGATGGTACTTTAAGTGTAACTAAAGCAGAAGGATTTGTAGCAGTTGATCATACAGAAAATGGTATTAAATTAGTTGATAGATTAGAATTTAGTAAGAATAACTTTAACGCAGGGAAACCTGGCGCAAAAAAATAAAATGGATACAATAAAAAACTTAAAGGAAACAGCTACTGAATTAGGATATTTAAAAGAAGTTAATGGTGTTGAATTAAACGATTTAGATTTTAAAACACTTAAAGCAGCTTTCCCTAAATATTACCAAAATGAAAAATTTATACGTCCCCAAACAGGTGAATCTTATTATAGTGATAATATTTCATTTCCTAATTTAGATGATAGCATGAGTCAAATAGGTGATTCATCAGCATTAGAAGACTGGAAAGATAAAACAAGTAGACGATTTGGAAATATTACAATAATACTTAAACCAGATGGAAAAAATTGGTTTGATAAAGTATTTATAGATGATAAAGAATTTAATAATGCAAGAGATAAATTTATTCAGGGAAAAATGTCAGCTTTAAATAAATAAAAGTAAAAGTTATGTTAAAAAAAGAATTTAAAAGAAAAGACGTACAAAGAGCCCGTAATTTAATTACAGGCAAAACGGGTGCATCTACAGGTACACAAATAGGTTATAGTGTAAAAACAGAAGATCATAAAGAAGGCGATGTTTGGACAGAAGGAAGAAAAACATGGACAATAAAAAATAGTATTAAACAAACAGTATCTAAATTAGATAAAATTAAAAAAGAAATATTTATGCCTTTATGTTGCCCCAAATGTGGTAATGTAATGAAAAAAAGATTAGACAAACCTAACTATAATGCTCATAAAAAATGTCATGATTGTGTTGTAGAATTTGAACATAAGTTAAGAATTAGGGGCGAATATGATGATTATATTAAAAAACTTAAAAATAAGAATTCACTTAATATAGTAAATGAAATGGAATCATATTTATTAGACGCAATAAACACATCAAATGATGGCTTTGTGTCAGAAGATGGTGTAGTTGAAAAATGGAAGGGGGGTGTTGATAAAAAAGAGTGGAATACTAAAATAAAAGAAGCTTCTAAAATACGTCGTGAACATATAGAAAAAGAATTAAATGACTAAAGGGGAATTAAGAGAATTAATTAAAAGTACTATAAAAGAATACACAGGTACTGGAAGTGGTGGAGGAAATTCTACTGATGGTAATAGTATTACTTCTCCAAGACCGTTTGTTGATGAAAAAGATGAATTAGAAAATTATACTAATAAAGGAGCTCCGTTTGGGGGTGCTGAAGGACAACATACAAGAGGAATGGAAAAAAGAGGAATAGCAAATCCTAATATTCAAAAACAAGTAAGATTTTAACATGAAAAAAAAAGACATCATACAATTAGTTAAAAAAATAGTAAAAGAAAATACCTTTTATGGTAATCGTGAACAACCAAGCCAATTATCAACTGGTACAAAAGTTTCAGTACCTACAGATGAATATCCTTTCTCAGCTAAACCAAAAAGAACAGCAACTGGTATGATGGAAGCAGGACCCTCAAATAATCCATACTATAACAATTTAGTTAAAAAGGCAAAAGAAATGGGAATCCATGTAAATGATCTTATGAAAAGTCTTTTAAAAGACAAATCTGAAATGGAAATAGCAAAAATGGGCTATCAAGACCTAGCAGCTTTAGCAGGTGTAGAAAATTTAAGTGAATTCCAACAACCAAAATCATTTGATCCAGACACTATTAATTTAGTTAGAGAAATGTTACTAGTTGCCGATATACAACATAATGAACTTGTTGGAGGATATGATGAAGTTTCATCATATTTAGACAAAAGAACAGGTGGAACAATTATTAAATTTCCACATTTTAATGGTCCTCAAGGTAGAGGAGCAATGTTTGGTAAAGAAACAGCAGATCAAATTGAAAGATCTAAAGCACAAGCAAAATTAGCAGCAATTAAAACAAAACAGAAATTTCAAACGTATGTAGATGATTTTGAAATATCAGACAAATCTCCAGCAGGAGTTTATGGTAATGCTTACTTATGGATAATGTTTAATGAGTCAGCAAAAGATTATACATCACCAAAAGGGGGAACTCAATCATCTCAATTTGAAGAAATAGACGAAGCACCTATGTTTAAAACAGATGTTAAACAAGATATGGCCCCAGAAGGAATGGCTGGAAGGATTAAAAAAGTATTCGATAAAGTAAACGGAGCTAAAGATCCAGTAAAAACACCAGAATGGCACAAAAATAGATTTAAAAATAAATATGGAATTTCATTTCCTGAAGACTTAAAAGGTATAAATAAAGATCAAGCATTAGCAATGAATAAATACGCAAATGATATGACTATAAAAGAAGAAGAAGGATCAGTAACAACAAACGACGCTGCGGAAGCAGAAAAATTAGCCAAAAAAGGCATAGACGTAAAACTAACAGACATGAACGAAGAAAACAACATAAACAACGAAAATATGGACGACTCTTATTATATTGATCAAATCAAACG